GGAGCACATCCTACGCCTGCACCGAGCGGACGGCCGTCGAGGGCGCCAAGTGGGACCAGTGGGTCTCCTCCCGGGACGACCTGCAGGCCCGGCTCTTCATCGAGGACTGCAAGATGTGGGCGACGGCGCTGCACCTGGCAGCCGAGGATCTGGGCGAGAGGGTCATCGACGACCAGAAGAAGCTATCGGCCTATGTGCTGAACTTTACCTCGGGCAAGCGCATCCACTCCATGAGCTCAAACCCCGACGCCCAGGCCGGCAAGCGCGGCGGCCGGGTCCTCGACGAGTTCGCCCTGCATCCGGATCCCCGGAAGCTCTGGTCCATCGCCTACCCCGGCATCACCTGGGGCGGCAGCATGGAGGTCATCTCGACCCACCGCGGCAGCTTCAACTTCTTCAACCTGCTGGTGAGGGAGATCAAGGAGCACGGGAACCCCAAGCGCATCAGCCTGCACCGGGTCACCCTGGAGGATGCCCTGGACGACGGTTTCCTCTTCAAGCTGCAGAGATCGCTCCCGGCCGATCACGAGAACCAGGCAATGGACGAGGCGGCCTACTTCGACTTCATCAAGTCCGGCTGCGCCGACGAGGAGTCCTTCCTGCAGGAGTACATGTGCCTGCCCGCCGACGACTCGACGGCCTTCCTCGAGTACGACCTTATCGCGGCCTGCGAGTACCCCCAGGGCGAGAACTGGGAGACGGCGGACATCTCCCGGCGCCTGGAGGGGCGGCTCTACGGGGGCCTGGACATCGGCCGCAAGAGGGACCTGACGGTCCTGTGGATCCTGGAGCTGTTGGGGGACGTCCTCTACACCCGCAAGGTGATCGCCCTCAAGAACATGAGCAAGCCGGACCAGGAGAAGATCCTCTGGCCCTGGATGCCGCTTTTGGAGCGCTGCTGCTTCGACTACACGGGCCTGGGGATCGGCTGGGGCGACGACGCCAAGAAGAAGTTCGGGGAGTACCGGATCGAGACCGTCGCCTTCTCCCCGAAGGTCAAGGAGGCCCTGGCCTACCCGGTCAGGGGAAGGATGGAAGATCGAAAGTTGCGGATCCCCTACGACCCGGCGATCCGCGCGGATCTGCGCGCCGTGACCAAGGAGACGACCGCCGCGGGGAACATCCGGTTCACGGCTGAGCGATCCGAGGACGGCCACGCCGACCGCTTTTGGGCCCTGGCCCTGGCGATCCATGCCGCATCGACGCCGGCGGGCCCGGTGACTTATGAGCCCGTTTCCCGCAGGCGCTGGGCAGGCGATCCCGAAGACGGGGACGGCTCCTTAACGCAGAGGGGGGCTTACTGATGACGATCCTCTACGACCAGTTCGGACGGGAGCTGCAGGTCAAGAAACGGCCGGAGGCCAGGGAGATCGCCGTCGCGGCCGTCCGGGACCGGTGGAGCGAGTACCCCTCCGGGGGGCTCACCCCGCAGAAGCTCGCGGGGATCTTCAAGGAGGCCGACGCCGGCAACGTTTCGCGCCAGGCGGAGCTCTTCGAGGAGATGGAGGAGAAGGACACGCACCTCTACAGCGAGATGCAGACCCGGAAGAACGCCGTCCACGGCCTGGACTACGAGGTCGCCCCCTTCTCCGAGAGTTCCGGGGACAAGAAGATCCGGGATTTTGTCGCCGATTGCATTTTCGGCCTGGAGAGCTTCGACGATGCCCTTCTGGACCTGCTGGATGCGATCGGCAAGGGCTATGCCCTTTGCGAGATCATGTGGGACACCTCCGAGAGCAAAGCCTTGATCTCCCGGCTGCAGTGGATCCACGCCAAGAAGGCCGTCTTCTACGACCGCGGGGCCACGGACCTGTGGGCCAAGAGCTTCGAGGTGCCCCGGATACTGACCGAAGCCGAGCCCATCGACGGCGAGATCATGCCCGCCTTCAAGCTCGTCTATCACCGGTACAAGGCGCGCTCCGGCTACGACACCCGGGCCGGGATCCTGCGGGTCTGCGCCTGGATGTACCTCTTCAAGAACTACGGGGTGAAGGACTGGGCGGCCTTTGCCGAAGTCTTCGGGATGCCGCTTCGCCTGGGCAAGTACGAGCCCGGCGCCACCAAGGAGGACAAGGAGGCCCTCTATGCGGCCATCCGCTCCCTGGGATCCGACGCGGCCGGGATCATCTCCAAGAACACGGAGATCGAGTTTGTGGAGGCGGTCAAGAACGCCGGCACGAACAACATCTACGAGACCCTGGCAGATTTCTGCAACGCCGAGATGTCCAAGGCCATCCTGGGCCAGACTGCGACCACCGAGGGGACGCCCGGCAAGCTCGGCAACGAGGACGCCCAGGACCGGGTGCGCCACGACCTGATCAAGGCCGACGCCGAAGCGCTGGGCAAGACCATCCGGTTCCAGATCGTCCGGCCCCTGGTGGGCTACAACTTCGGGTGGGACAAGCCCCTGCCCTGGTTCAACCTGCTCTACGAGAAGCCCGAGGACCTGGAGAAGCTCATGAAGGTCTACAAGGGCGCATCCGAGCTCGGGCAGCCCATCTCCCAGGAGCACGTCTCCGAGCGTTTCAAGATCCCTCTTCCCAAGGAGGGAGAGACGGTCCTCCAACAGGTTTCAAAGACAGCCGGGCCCGGCGACGGAAACGGCCCCATTGCCGCGAAATTCCGGCCCAGGGCGCACGGTGTTCCCGGGATGAGGGTGGTAGCCGCCTCCAACGGCGCAAACGCCCCTGCGGGCGAAATCGACGCCGCGGATATGGTTTCCGTGAGGCTCTCGGCAGACGCCGAGGCCATGACCGGCCGCTTCCTGGAGACGATCCGGCGCCTGGTGAACGATCCCGGGATCACGGACCTGGACGATCTGCGCAACCGGCTCCTGGAAGCCTGGGGAGATGAGGACATGGACCCGGCCGTGCTGGGCGCCCTGATCGCCAGGGCGATGGCGGCGGCGGAGCTCGCCGGGATGTCGGACGTTCGGGATGAAACGGGGGTCTAAATGGCCATCGAAGCCCTCTTCAGGCTCCCATTCGAAGAGCAGATCTCGTTCTTTCGCAACAAGCTCAACGTGCCCACGGCCAGGTGGGACGATCTATGGAAAGACCAGCATGCCAAGGGCTTCATGATCGCCGGGGCCATGAAAGCGGATCTCTTGAACGACTTCAGGCAGGCCGTGGACAAGGCGATCGCCGGGGGCGCGACCCTGGCCGACTTCCGGAAGGACTTCGACAGGATCGTGGCCAGGCACGGCTGGAGCTACAAGGGCGGCCGCAACTGGAGAAGCCGGGTGATCTACGACACCAACGTCCGGACCGCCTATGCCGCCGGCCGCTGGAAGCAGCTCCAGGATCCGGAGGTGAAGAGGTTCTACGGCTGCCTGGTCTACCGGCACGGGGACAGCCGGGTGCCCCGTCCCATTCACCTGTCCTGGGACGGGATCACGCTGCCGGCGGACGATCCCTGGTGGAAGACGCACTACGTGCCCAACGGCTGGGGCTGCAAGTGCAAGGTCTTCGCGGCGACGCAGGAGGACCGCCAGAGGGCCGGGGCCAAGGGCGAGGCGCCGCCCTCCCCCATCGACCCGAAAACCAGCGAGCCGGTCGGGATCGACAGGGGCTGGGGCTACAACGTCGGGGATGCCGTAGCGGCCAAGTACAACATCCTCAGAAGCGCCGTTTCCCGGCTTCCCGACGACATCGCCAACGCCCTGATCGCGGACATCGAGGCGATGGACAAGAAGGCCGCCCGGATCGCCCGGAAGATCCGGAGCGAGGCGGCCAGGCAGGCCAAGGCGGCGCCGGACGACGTCACGGCGTGGAAAAAGGTCTCCGACCGGAAAGGTTCGAACCCCGGCGGGCTCTACGAGGCGCCGGACGGACAGCGCTACTACGTGAAGTTCTACGCCGATCCGGGGCAGGCCCGGACCGAGTTCGCAGCCAACGCCGTCTACCGGATGATGGGCGTGGAGATGCCGGAGCTGACGCTCCGGGACTGGGACGGGAAACTGGCCCTGGTGAGCAAATGGAGGACGGACCTCAAGGCCGTCAAGGCCGCGGAGATGATCGCCCATCCCGAAGAGATGGCGAAGATTTTCCAGGCTTCCGTCCTGACCAAGAACTGGGACGTCGTGGGTATGGAGTTCGACAACGTCATGCTCGGCAAGAACGGTCGCCTGGCCATGATCGACGCGGGCGGCAGCTTCAAGTACCGGGCGCAAGGGGGCCTGAAGCCCTACGAGGCCATGCCGGCCGAGGTCAAGACACTCCGGGACACCCGGCTGAACCGGCAGTCGGCCGAGGTCTTCAATGCCGTTTTCGGCCGCGACGTCTGGCTGGAGCGGGCCGGGGCCGAGGGGCTCTTGAATCTCAAGAAAGCCGATGTCGCGAAGGTGTTCAAAGGCGCCGGATTCGCCGCAGAGGAGGCCAAGGAGCTGACGGAGACGCTCTGGAAGAGGCGCCAGTACCTGATCGATCGATATGACCTGGAAAACAGGCTGGTGCCTGCGGCATTCGGGAAGCACCTGGAGGAGTTCAAAAAGTGGGGCGTGGCACGCTGGCAGCCCAACGAAGTCAACGGCCTGATCAACGGATCGGCGGACAGAGGCTTCCAATCCGAGATCGAGGCCCTGGTGGGGAAGTTCGAGGCATACGCGATGGGAGGCATTCACAAGTGGGGCCGCGGGGTGCTGAGGAACCTGTTCAGGGAATGGTCGTACAGCTCCTCTTCGGAAGGCGGAGCGGCCATCAAGCTCTGGGCGGAAGCGCGGTTCGGAAAACTGACGAAGTACCACTCGGGAAAAACGTCACGGGAGGAGGTCATCTCGGGATTGTCCAATGGATCAAGGCGTTCTTTCCAGAAGGCCAAGCTTCCCCAGGAGACGGTCTTCTCGCTGCTCGACGCGGAGTACGAGTTCCAGCAGTACCTCATGCGCCGGTTGCACGGATACGAGGAGATCCCGGCTGTCCGGTTCATGTCGAGCAGCGAGTTTTCGTCGAATTTCAGAGGCGGAAGCTTCTCCGGCAACTCGGTCCAATCCGTGACGGTCAGGGTGGACGGCTTCGGCGGATCAAGATGCGTGAGGATGAATGTACGTGTCGAGGACACGGTGAAAACCTACTACCAGGGCGGAAGCTACATGCATTTCGGCAAGGGCGAGTCTGAATACGTCGTTGTGGGGAGAGCGGTCAGTGCAGAAGTCATTCGATAAAACCAAGCCCGGCTTTCCATTCGTCAATTTCCGCCTGCATTTCGGGCGTAACCGGGAATGCTTCCATGAGCAGATCATGAAGGGCGGGGCAAAGTTCCCTGAAACCGGCATAGTTAGCAGCGCTGATCTGAAGCTGGCGCAATCCGACGGATACGAGCGCGCCTTTCTCCTGGAAGTCTTCCCAGGTCCGAAGCCGGTCTACCCAAGTGTAGTCCTGGCCGCTATCCGGCAGGGGCTGCAGTGCCTCGTATCGTTTCTTGATGGCATCCTGATCCATTTGTCACGTCCTCCTCTGGTGCCGGTAAAGGGCCGTCCAGACGTCGAGGCAGGCGTCGTGGTACCGGTCCTCGCCGATCGAGTTCTTGAAGTTCGGGTAGTCGAGCTTCTCGACCGCCTCGCTTATCGCCTGCATCACTTCCTGGCGCGGAACGAAGGCCCGGTAGAGGTAGTCCCTCTCCGGGGTCTTGATGACCTTGGCCTTCGGAAACAGGCTCTTGATGTGGCCCGGAAAACGCGAACGGACCACCAGGGTCCCGGGATCGTCCCGGTGCTCAACCACGGAAATAAAACCCTTGCTGGTGAAAACCCACATGGCCGCCTGCCTCACTCCCTCGGACGTTTCGGTTCGCCGGCTTCCCGGTTGTCCAGGCGGATCAGCATGCGGACATACGCCGAAACGCTGATCCCGAGGGACTCAGCCTTTTCGGCGGCCATGCGCTTTGTTTCCGGATCCACCCGGACGGGAAGTGCTTCTGTGTTTCGCATGGCATTATTATATACATTGTATTGCACTTGTCAATAACTTTTACGGTGAAACGGATGCAGGAGATCAGGATTCAGATCAAAGACCAGGCAGTCGATGCGGCGCTTAAAGGCTTGGCTGACAGGATGAAGGACCTCTCCCCGGTGATGAGGATCATCGGGGAGTACCTGCTCAGGAGCACCGAGGAGCGGTTCGACCGGGAGGGCCCGGGGCCGGACGGGACGCCCTGGCCGCCCCTGGCCGCCTCGACCCGGCGCAGGAAGAAGCACCCCAAGATCCTGACCGAGTCCGGGAACCTCCGGGGCCGGATCCGATACCAGGTGACAGGGCCCGGGACCCTGGTCGTCGGTTCAGCCGAGCCCTACGCGGCGATCCACCAACTGGGCGGGACGATCCGCAAGGCGGCCGGCAGCATCACCGTGCGGCACAGGACCGACGCCAGGGGGAACCTGATGACCACGGCGCTTTTCGGGGGCAAGGGGCTGATCTTCGCCAAGGCGTCGCACAAGAGGGCCCTGGCCAGGACGTTCGCGAGCCGGGAGCACGAGATCGCCATCCCGGCCCGGCCCTTCCTGGGGGTGAGCCAAGCCGACAGCGAGGCGATCGTCGGCATCGTCAACCGGTATCTCATGGCGAGGTGAGGAATGGGAAAGCTGCTTTTTGCACTCAAAGAGGTGGCCGGGGCGCCCGGCGAGTTCCAACTGCTGCCGGAGGGGAGGATCGAGATCGCCGGCGAGCCGCCGGCATACATCGACCAAGCGGCGGCCGAGGGGGTCATCCGGCACTTCAAAAGCCGGGGAAACGACATGGTGATCGACTACGAGCACCAGACCCTTTCAGACAAGCAGGCGCCGGCTGCGGGCTGGATCCGGGAGCTGATCTGGAAGGGCCAGGAGGGCCTGTGGGCGATCGTCGAGTGGACGAAGAAGGCCCGGGAGTACCTGGAGAACAGGGAGTACCGGTACTTCTCGCCGGTCATGTGGGTCGGCCAGGAGGACCGGAAAGTCAAAGCGGTCGTCAACGTCGCCCTGACCAACAGCCCGGCGATGAACAACATCAGGCCAATCGTGGCCAAGTCACTGGATTGGGAACGGATCGAAGGTCTGTTCCCGGAAAACGAAAAGGAGGCCAACATGATCGAGAAACTGCGGAAGATTTTGGGTCTCCCGGCTGACGCCGGGGAAGACAGGGTGCTGGAGGCGGTGACGCTTTCGGTCAACAGGAACGCGACGATGGTCGCCTGCAGGGAGGTCCTGGACGCCTTGGGCGCCAAGGCCGAGGCCGGCAGGGACGAGGTCGTCCAGCTGGTCGCCTCGCTCAAGGCGCCGGGCGACGCGGCCGTGGCGCTGAGCCGCCAGGTGACGGAGCTCACGGCCAAGATCGCCCGGATGGAGCAGGATGACCTGGTCAGCCTGGCATTGAAGGAGGGCAAGACCAGCCCCGAGGAGCTCGACAAGTGGGGCCGGGACCTGGCCCTGAAGAATCCCGAGTCCTTCAAGCTGATCGTCCTGTCGAGGCCCGCGGGAAGCGTGATCCCGGTGGACCAGATTGTCGTGGCCAAGGACAGGACGGGCGGGGCGCTCGACTCCGATCAGAAGAAGATCAACGAGATGTGCGGCGTTACCGACGAGGCGTTCACGAAGTACAACAGATAACCGAACCCCCGGAATGCTTTTGCTCCGGCGAAATTGAGGAGGAATGACATGAAACAGCTGATCGACAATGTTTTTGGGGGTGTCTCGGGGCTGATCGTCATGGCGATCATATGCCTCATGGGACTGGCCATGAACTTTTCCGGCGCAGAGGGCGCAGCGCCCCTGCTCTTCTTCGGCATGACCGCTTTGGCAGCCGACAAGAAGATCGAATACACCGATGGGGTCGAGCTGGGCTACCCGGTGATCAACGGCGACATCATCTACGCCGGGGCGCTGACCTGCGTCAATGCGGCCGGGTATGCACTCCCGGGATCGGACACCGCGGGGCTCATCTTCATAGGCGTATCACGGGAGCACGCGGACAATCACGACGGCGCAGCCGGCGACATCAAGGTGACTGTCCGGCGCAAGGGCGTCTTCAAGATGACCCTTGCGACCGCCATCTCGATCGCCAATACGGGCGACAAGGTATACCTCGTGGACGACCAGACGGTGGACCTGGCGGCAAACTGCACGAACGACATCTGCTGCGGGACCATTGCCGGTTACATCGATTCGACTCACGCCTGGGTCGACATCGAGCAGACGTAATGGCAGCGGCCCGCTGAGCACGGTGCAACCCGTAACGAAACCATAGGACTCAAGGAGGAAAGACCATGATCATCAATCAGGCAAATCTGCAGGGCATATACAGGACCTACAACACCATTTTCAACCAGGCCCTGGAAACCGCAAAAAGCATGTGGGAGCTGGTGGCCATGCTCGTTCCCTCGACGGGCAAGGTCGTGGACTACGCCTGGCTCGGGGAGTTCCCCATGATGCGCGAGTGGATCGGGGACCGGGTGGTCAAGGACCTGGCCCTGTTCGACTACACGATCAAGAACAAGCGCTACGAGGCCACGGTCGGGGTCGACCGGGATGACATCGAGGACGACCAGGTCGGGGTCTACACGCCCATGATCCAGGGGCTGGCCCAGGCCGCCAAGATCCATCCGGACATCCTGATCTTCGCGCTCCTGAAGGCCGGATGGTCGTCGCTGTGCTACGACGGCCAGAACTTCTTCGACACGGACCACCCGGTCAACGGCGCCTCCGTCTCCAACAGCGGCGGCGGATCCGGCACGCCCTGGTACCTGCTGGACCTCTCCCGGCCGATCAAGCCCATGATCCTGCAGGTGAGGAAGAAACCCCAGTTCGTGGCGATGGACCGGCCGGACGACGAGAGCGTCTTCACTCGGGCGAAGTTCCGCTACGGCGTGGACGACCGAAAGAACGTGGGCTTCGGCCTCTGGCAGCTGGCCTACGGCAGCAAGCAGACGCTGGACGCCACGGCGTACGCCGCGGCCCGGGCGGCCATGATGTCCTTCAAGCGCGACGACGACGACGGCAACACGCCCCTGGGCATCGTTCCGACCCACCTGGTGGTGCCCCCGACCCTGGAGGCCGCAGGAAGGGCTATCGTGAAGGACCAGTTCACCGCGGCCGGGGCGAGCAACACCTGGTACGGAACCGCGGAGCTGGCCGTGGTGCCGTGGCTGGCGTAACCCCCTGCCCCGCGGCCCCGGGGATGAGCCCGGGCGCCGCGGGTAAGCCCGCAAGGAGGCGGACATGATCAGAATCAAGAGCAAAAGGGAAGGCTTCCGGCGTTGCGGCATGGCCCACCCGGGCCATTTTGCGGAGTATCCCGACGACCGGTTCTCGCCCGAGCAGATCGCCATCCTCAAGGCCGAGCCCATGCTGATCGTGGAAGTTGTCGATCAGAAGGCCGCAGGTTCGGCCCCGACTGCACAGAAGGAAGAGGCCCTGGAAGCGAAGTCGAGCGAGCGTCCGGACAATGCGGAAACCGGCATCCAGGAAGGCCCGGAGGGCATGCCTGCCGCTGATGGCGGCAAGCAGCCGGCCAGATCCCGGAAGAAAGGCAAGTGACCATGCCTTACTGCACCTTGACGGATCTGCAGGACCAGGTCCCGGCCGCCAAGCTGATCCAGCTGACCGACGACACGGGCGCTGGGGTCGTCGGTGAGGCGGCCGTGGCCAAGGCGATCGCCCATGCCGACGCAGAGATCGACTCCTACTGCGGGGGGAGCTATGACGTCCCCTTCTCGCCCGTGCCCGTAATCATCCGCAAGCAGAGCGTCGACATCGCCGTCTACAACCTCTACGCCCGCAAGCCCGGCGTCGTCCCGGAGGAGCGCCAGAAGCGCTACGACAACGCGATCCGGTTCCTCCGGGACGTGGCCGCGGGCCGGGTGACGCTCGGGGCCGATGCGCCGGCCCAGGAGAACACGGACAACGCGGTGGCTCTGTCTTCGGGCACGAGGATCTTCACCCGGGAAACGATGCGGGGGTACTGACGATGTACACCATCGGGCAGATCGAAGACGGCATCATAACGGCCCTGGCGCCGCTCAAAGCCGGATACGACCGGCAGGAAACGGATCCCGCCGTCTACGGAACCGTCCGGGAGATCCGGCCCTACCAGGGGCAGCTGGACAGGGCTTCGGCCATCGAGGAGGCCCTGAGCGTGCTGCCGGCTCTCTTCGTGGTCTACATCTCCTCGAGATATGCCGAGCACGGGGCCCGCAAGATCGAGACCATGCGGTTCGCGATTTTCGTGTGCGATCAGAGCCTGCGGGTGGAGGCGGACGAGGCCAGGCGGGGCGGCGCCTTGAACCCGGGCGTCTACGCCCTGCTCAACGGCATCCGGGACCTGCTCTTCGGCAAGCAGCTGTCGATGGAGATCTCCCCCCTGAAGCTGCTGGCCGAAAACGCGGAGGCCTTCGCGGAGGGGCTCTCCGTTTACAGCGCCGAGTACGAAACCGCCCAGGCGCACCTGTACCCATAGGAGGAATGGCCATGAAGGACCAGAGCAATACGGGCGAAACGGTTTACCGGAACGCCGCCGGCAAGAAGATCTCGGAGGCCGATTATCGGCGCCTCCAGGGCGGCCAGGCGGACAAAGACGCGGGATTTCCCGCGGGAAAGGCTGAGGTAGCGGCAGATGATCACGGCACGGACGCAAGTCGCGGCAAAAATTGAATCGGTCGAGGGGACCGCAGAGACGCTCGCCGGAGCGGACGCCTTCCTGGCGTCGGGCTTCTCCTTCAAGCCATCGATCGAGTCCCACGGGAGGGAGAACACGTCCTCTTCCCTTTCGCAGTTCTCCAGCGTGGCCGGGGCCAGGAGCGCCACCATCGAGTTCGACGTGGAGATCAAGGGAAGCGGCACGGCCGGGACGGCCCCGGCCCTGGGAAAGCTGCTCCAAGGGTGCGGATTCGGGGAGACACTGGTGGCGGTCACCTCGGCCACCTACAAACCCGCGTCGGCAAGCATCGCATCGCTGACGGTCGCCGGGTACGTCGACGGCGTCTGCAAGAAGATCTGGGGCGCCAGAGGCAACGTCCAGTTGAAGCTCAAGGCAGGCTCTCCGGGGGCGCTGCATTTTACGTTCACGGGCGCAGACTTCTCGGTCACCGATGTGGCCCTGCTCTCGACCGGGGTCGCCTACGAGTCCACCAAGCCCCCAGCGTTCCTCTCGGCTTCGCTGACCGTCGACTCCTACGCTGCCCTTTTGGACAGCTTGACAATCGACATGGGCAACAAAATCGCCCTGCGCAAGGATGCCAACTCCGGCAGCGGCCACAAGAGCGCCGTCATCGCCGGCCGGTCCCCGAAGATCACCATCGATCCGGAGTTCGTGCTGGTGGCGGCCTACGACTTCTACGGCAAGTGGCGAAGCGGCAACGAGGGCGCCCTGACCTGCGCCCTGACCGGCGCGGCCGGCAACATCTGCACCATCACCGCTCCCAAGGTGCAATACGTCGGCGTTTCCGACCAGGAGCGCGAGGGCATCCAGGTCGTCGGCATCGACGGCCGCCTGAACCGCAACGCCGGGGACGACGAACTTCAGATCGCATTCACGTAAGGAGGCCCTAAATGCCGCTTGTCATCAACATGGATCCCAAGATCTACGAGGGAAAGTGGAAGGAGTTCCAGCCGGGGGTCGACGTCCTGATCCGGCCCTACACGCGAAAGCTGATCCGCAAGGTCATGGCGCTGGCCACGGTCGCCGGGCCGGGCGCCGAGAGCCGGGTCGATCCGGAGCTGTGGGACCGGTACCTGTACCGGGAGATTATCGGGGACATCAAGGGCCTGGTCTCGCCCGATGGAGGCGCGCTGGAGATCGCCGGCGGCCAGGAGCGCAACGAGGTGGCGATCGACGCCGTCTGCGACCAGGTCGAGGGGTTTGCCGCCTGGGCGCTGGCCGAGTCCAAGGCCGATGCGGCAGCCATGACGGCCCTGCAGGAGGCGCAGGTAAAAAACTCGAAGGGTTCGCACGATGGCAGGCGCGGCGGCCCAAAGGCATAAGCTGCCGGGGCTGCAGGACGCTCCGGGAGCTCGACCCGGCCAGGGTCCCGGAATCGTGCGAACGGTGCGGAAAGGTCGATCTCCTGCCGGAGAACATCGAGGCCTGGGAATTCGTCATCACCTTCCCGGGCGTGATCTCGGTTTCCGGGCTCTCCGGATCCCTCCGGGTTGATTACGGGGCGGTCCGGGAGCTGGCCCGGGAGGCGGGAATCGAAAACGTTGCGGAACTGATCGTCAAGCTCGAGGCCATCGCGAGGGGTTATGCCCGAAAATAGGGTCCAGTTCATCATCGAGGTCAATACCGCAGACGGCACGGCCAGGATCAAGGCCATCGGGGATTCCTTCGCCAAGCTGCAGGGCCAGGCTGCCGCGCTTTCCGGCGAATACGGCAAGCTCTCGGGAGCGGCCGGCAAAACCTCCGAGGAGAAGAAGAAACTCGCCGATGCGTCGAAGCAGGCATCGGCAGGCATGGACCGCGCTTCGGCCAGCTCCATGTCCCTGGCTGCGGCCGTCAACAGCCTGGCCGGGGCGATCGCGGCCTGGAAGGCCCTGGAGATGGCCAGGGAAACCGCCCTCCTGGCCGCCCGGGTGGAGACGCTCGGGGTGGTCATGGGCGTGGTCGGCCAGAATGCCCTCTACTCCCGGACCGAGATGGACGCCTACGCCGATGCCGTCCGGAAGATGGGCATCACCACCCAGGAGTCCCGGCAGACCGTCACCCGCATGGCCCAGGCCCACCTGGACCTGGGCAAGGCTTCGGAGCTGGCCCGGGTCGCCCAGGATGCCGCCGTCATCGCCAACCAGAACTCCTCGGAAGCCCTCCAGGGGCTGATGCACGGCATCGCGACGCTCCAGCCCGAGATCCTGCGCACCTACGGCATCATCGTCAACTTCGAGCAGGAGTATGCGAAGTTCGCAGCCGCAGCCGGCCGGACCGTGGATTCGCTCTCGGCCCAGGAGAAGCAGCAGATCGCCCTCAACGCGGTCCTCGAGGCGGGAAAGGGCATCGCCGGATCCTACGAGGCGGCGATGGGAACCGTGGGCAAGCAGATCAACTCCCTGCCGCGGCTGATCGAGGAGGCAAAGCTCAAGATCGGCGAGCTCTTCACGCCGGCCCTGCAGGTGATGGTCCAGGAGTTCACCAAGGAGCTGGCCCAGCTCGACAAATACCTCTCCCAGGCGGCCGCAAACGGCGACATGAAGCGCTGGGCAGGGGAGATCGCCGGCAGTGTCCGGGACGGCATCGCGGCGCTCAAAGAGCTTGCAGAGAACGTCAAGGCCGCAATCGAGATTTTGAAGCCCTTTGCCGGCACGGCGGCGGAGATGCTCGTCCTGGGGTACGTGGCCGAAAAGGCCCTTGCCGCGGCCAGGGCGATCACGGCGTTTGCCATCGAGATGAGGGCAGCGCAGGCGGCAGCCTTGGGCATGAATACGGCCATCAAGGGCACCCTGCCGCTT